ACAGGTGATAACAGTTATGATGGTGAAAAATTACAACTGCTTGTACATGATGAAGCTGGTAAATGGGAAAGACCAGAAAACATTTTAAATAACTGGCGAGTAACTAAAACAACATTAAGATTAGGTAGTAGGATTATTGGTAAGTGTATGATGGGATCAACATCTAACGCTTTAGATAAAGGTGGTGAAAATTTTAAACAATTATATTATGATTCAGACGTTACAAAAAGAAATAAAAACGGACAAACTCGTTCTGGATTATATAGTTTGTTCATACCTATGGAATGGAACTACGAGGGATACATTGATACTTATGGAATACCTGTGTTCGATACACCAGAAAAACCAATTGCAGGACCTCATAATGATAGCATCGACGTCGGAGTTATCGAGCATTGGGAAAATGAAGCAGATGGCTTAAAAAATAGTCACGATGCTTTAAATGAATTTTATAGACAATTCCCAAGAACTGAAGAACATGCGTTTAGAGATGAAACAAAAAATAGTATATTTAATTTAGTTAAGATATACGAACAAATTGACTATAATGAAGGTTTGAGATCTTCTGGTAATATTACTAAAGGTAATTTTCAGTGGTTAAATGGGATTAAAGATACTATAGTAAACTTTTATCCTGATTTAAATGGTCGATTTGAAATATCATGGATACCATCACCTAATTTACAAAACAATGTTTTATTAAGGAATGGTTTTAAATATCCTGGTAACGAACACATTGGTGCTTTTGGCTGTGATAGTTACGATATATCTGGTACAGTAGATGGTAGAGGATCAAAAGGATCATTACATGGATTAACAAAATTCAGCATGGAAGATGCACCGCCTAATACATTTTTTTTAGAATATATTGCAAGACCACAAACTGCAGAAATATTTTTTGAAGATATATTAATGGCATTAGTGTTTTACGGTATGCCTATATTAGCAGAAAATAACAAGCCAAGGTTGTTATATTATTTAAAAAGGCGTGGTTACAGGGGTTACTCAATGAATAGACCTGATAAAACACATAATAAATTATCAACAACAGAAAAAGAAATAGGTGGTATACCTAATACTGGTGAAGATATAAAACAAGCGCATGCCGCGGCTATAGAAACTTATATACAACAATATGTAGGTTTAAAATCAGACGGCACATATGGTAATATTTACTTTAATAAAACTCTTAATGATTGGTCAAAGTTTAATATTACAAACAGAACAAAATTTGATGCTACTATTAGCTCAGGATTAGCAATAATGGCTTGTAATAGGCATTTATACGCTCCTAAACAAGAAAAAATAGTAAAAAAATTAGATTTTGGGTTTAAAAAATTCGATAATAAAGGTTACATTTCAAAAATAATAGAATAAATGTCAAAACAATTACCTAAAGGACGCTTTCCAAGTCAAGCAGTTTCAGATAAAGAAAAATCTTCAAATGCGTATGGCTTAGAAATTGCCAAAGGCATAGAAGCAGAATGGTTTAAAAGATCAAGTGGAAGTGTTAGATATTATGCAAACAGAGATCAATTTCACAGATTAAGATTATATGCTAGAGGAGAGCAATCTATACAAAAATATAAAGATGAGTTATCAATTAATGGTGATTTATCTTATCTTAATTTAGACTGGAAACCAGTACCTATTATACCTAAATTTGTAGATATAGTTGTAAATGGTATAGGTGAAAGACTATATGATATAAAAGCTTATTCACAAGATCAAGCTTCTATAGACGTAAGAACTGATTATGTTAACTCTATAGTAAGAGATATGCAAAACAAAGAGTTGTTTGATAATGTTCAACAACAATTTGGTTTGAACATGTATAATAATCCAATAGAAACTTTGCCTGAAACACAAGAAGAGTTAGAGTTACACATGCAGCTAGATTACAAACAAAGTATTGAAATTGCTGAGGAGGAAGCTATAAATAATGTTTTTGATTATAATAAATATGATTTATTAAAGAAAAGATTAGATTATGATTTAGCTGTTATAGGTATTGCTGCTGTAAAAAATAGTTTTAATACAGCTGAGGGTATAAAGTTAGAATATGTTGATCCATCTGATCTAGTATATTCTTATACTGAATCACCTTATTTTGATGATATATATTATGTAGGCGAAGTTAAAAGAGTTAATTTAATTGATTTAAAAAAACAATATCCAGAGTTAACTGATGATGATATTAAAGAAATAGAAGGTTTAGGTAGTAGTTCTTTAATGTACAATAAAACATACGCTAGTGCTGATTCACCTGATAATAATTATGTTTATGTTTTATATTTTGAATATAAAAGTTATAATAACCAAGTATATAAAATAAAACAAACTTCTTCTGGTGCAGATAAAGCAATAGAAAAAACAGACACATTTAATCCACCAAAAGATGCTAGATCAAGATTTTCAAAAGTAAATAGATCTATAGAGGTTTTATATGAAGGTGCTAAAATAATAGGTAGTAATAAGTTGTTAAAATGGCAACTTGCTAAAAATATGACAAGACCTAAAGCCGATACAACTAAAGTACAAATGAGTTACAATATAGTTGCTCCAAGAATTTATAAAGGTAAAATAGAGTCTTTAGTTGGTAGAATGACGA